GACCTGATGACGGCAGAAGACGGCATCCTGTTCATGGTGTGCGTCAAACTGTCGCGCTTGATGCACGAACTAGAGAGCGGACAAAATCTCCCTGACAATCTGATCGACGCAGCTGGTTATTTGGGCTGCCTTGCGATGGTGCGTGAACACTTGCGCTACACCGACATTGAGCTAGCGCGCATGTTCAAGACTGGCGAATCATGGGATTCCTAGACGACGCTCGCGCTAATTCAGTGCGTAGTTATCCGAACAAGATTGACCAAATCAAAGCGGTGCTGTCCAAGAAGGACTACGCCGAGTTCATGGAAGCCATGCTTGATCCAACCATTAGCCAAGTCGCAATCACTGAGGCATTGAAGAAGCGCGGAGTTCACATAGGCAAAGGAACGATCTCGGAACATCGCCGCGATCTAATGAGACAGGGAGAAAAGAATGTCAATAGGTGACGACATGCGCAACGAGCAGGAGATTATCGATCTCAAACGCGCACTTGAAACAGCGCAACGTGCGGCGGCGAGAGCTAAGCGCAAGACAGAAGATTTGGTAGAAGCGGTCTACCGAGCAGCCAAAGACGCTGCTTTGGTGCAGCCACGCGTCAAGGTGGTGGTACCGAAGGCAGCCAAATCCAAGAAGGCAGAGGTGGCTTTGGTCCATCTCACCGACTGGCAAGCCGGCAAGGTGTCGGTGTCGTACAACCTGGAGGTATTGCGCAAGCGCATTGACCAGATGTGTGACAAGGTTGCCGCGCTCACCAACATCCAACGCGCGCATCACCCCGTCAACGAGTGCGTGCTGGTCTTGGGTGGGGACATGGTGGAGGGCTTGACGGTATTTCCGGGCCAGCAGTACGAGATCGAAGCGCACCTGTTTGAGCAGATGTTCACTGTCGCCAACATTATCCAGTCCACCGTGCATAGGTTGGCCGCGATCTTCCCGTCGCTGCATGTCGTATGCGAATACGGCAACCACGGGCGGATCGGACGCAAGGGCGACATGCCATCTGCAGACAACGTGGATCGCATGGCATACCAGATCGCGTCAGAGCGTTGTTCGCACCTAAAGAACGTGACTTGGCAGCAGTCGGCTGACTGGTATCAGATTGCCACCATCGGGAACTACAAGTTGCTGGTCGTGCACGGCGACGAGATTCCGTCGTTCGGTGGCCAGACCCCTTCGTACTCAATCCTGCGCAAGGTGAATGCATGGGCGACGTTCATGGATTTCGACGACTGCATCATGGGCCACTTCCATACGCCGATCAACTTGACGATGGCCAACGGAGGACGCATCTGGGTAACCGGGTCGCCGGAGTCCGATAACCAGTACGCCAAAAGCTTTGTGGCTGCCGTTGGCAAGCCTTCACAAAGGCTCATGTTTGTTGATCCGGTCAAGGCTAGGGTGACATCAGAGTATGTCTGCTGGCTCGATTAGCGCCTGCCCTTGGGCGTTGGTGGCGGTTCACTGGATCGATGCGTTTGATTCCGAGAACGGCTGGATTCGCACCAAGGACTACAAGGCAAAACCCCAGCATGTCGTTTCGGTTGGATGGCTGTGGCCCGACTTGCTTGAAGGTTACGTATCGGTAACTTGTTCGTACTGCCCAGACGAAGAACCAGAGATGGACACAGTGGGCATGGTGACACACATACCTACGGGCATGGTGCAGAAGGTCATCAATCTCGGTACACCCGAGTTCTAACCCTGCAACACCCCCAAATTATTTTTTGCCCCAGAGGTTGCAATCCGCAACTGGACGTATTACCGTGTCATACAGGAGGCAATAATGAAACATTGGACCATTGATAAACCAACACACGGATCGGATGAATGGCTTGCTGTTCGCTGGCGTGACGAGCAAGGATTGGCGCGCATTTCTGCGTCAGTTGCTGCTGCCGTACACGAAGAACACCACTTCACCACTGGCGGCGATCTGGCAGTCGAGCTGCTTGCTGATACCGCACCACAACCCAAGGAGCAGAATCAGGCAATGGAGCGCGGTACGCGCTTGGAGCCGATGCTGCGCGAGTGGGCTGCCGCCAGCTTCGCCATGCCCATTACCGAGCCGGTCGTCATGTACTGCTACGAGGAGCCAGGCGTACGCCTGATCGCGACGCTTGACGGCATGACCGATGGGAGTGTGCCGGTAGAGATCAAAACCACCACTCGCCGCTGGGACGGGGCGCTCCCTCGCCAGTGGTATTGGCAGGGCGTCCAACAGGCCATTTGCACCAACGCCGACAGCATCGAGTGGATCATCTTTGACTCCACCATGCAGCTGCACCGCCACACTCAGAAGGTCACTTCAGATGAGAAACGGTCGCACATCGAGCGCTGCCGCGAGTTTCTGACAGACATCGACCTCGGCATTATCCCGTTTGGGTCTGTGGTCAAGGCGGAACACGCCACCCACATGCACCCAAAGTCCGACGGCACGGTGGCGTTCTTGGACTCCAGTGCTGCGGAGATGGTCAACGAACTTCACACGACCCGCAAGCAAATAGCCCAACTCGAAAAGGTCGAGTCGGAGCTGAAGGGTCGGATCGGTCTGCTGCTTGGCGACGCCGGCGTTGGACTTTACGAGGACAGCGAGATAGTGTCGTGGCACAACCAAACGCGTAACAGTTTCGACCAGAAGCGATTTGAGCAAGAGCATCCGGCTCTCGCCGCCAAGTTCCGCAAGGAAACAACAATCAGGGTTATGAAAACCAAGGGAGGCAAGTAATGAATCTGCAAGACATACTCGGCAAGTACGGGATTCCAGACCCGTCAATCGTCGGCAAGTTGCCGCGCGGTGGCGTCACGCTGGATTTCGTAGGACACGCGGAGATCACCCGCATCCTGATCGACATTGACCCCAACTGGTCATGGGAGCCGGTGGCATGGACCGCCGACGGACGGCCAGCAATCACCGTCGTCAACGGCAACGCGGTCATGTGGGGCAAGTTGACGGTGCTGGGCCAGACTCGCCTTGGTGTGGGTACGGCTAAGCACGACAAAGCCGACCTTGACAAGGAGTTGATCGGTGACTTCTTGCGCAATGCCGCTATGCGATTCGGCATCTGCCTGTCGTTGTGGTCCAAAGCTGAGTGGGAGGACCAGCCAGAGGCAACCAAGCCAGCAGCCAAGCCAAACACTGCCAACGCAGCGGCAAACTTCCGAGCTGCCTGTCACCAGAACGGCATCAATCCGGACGAGTTTGCCAAAGGCGTAGGCATCGATGACATGGCAAACGTAACGCCGGAGCAACTGGATTTGTTGCGTGTTGCATTCCGCAAGGCAATGTCCGAAAAGAACGACAAGCCGGCAGAACCAACAGCACCCATGAGCGTCAAAGACTTGGGCAGTAAGCCACGGCTCAGCCTGGCCGAGATCACAACCCTTGGCATTAACAAGGGGTTCAAGAAAGAGGACCGCTTACAAATGGCCAGCGACATTGCCGGGCGCAAGATCACCAAACTCGAACAACTAAGCGTCAGCGAAGCTAACCAGCTGATCGACCTGTTGGAGGCCGCACGTGCGTAAGACCATCATTGCCGTGCGGCTGGAACCAAAGACGTTGAGCGCGCTTGACAAAGCCGCCAAGAAGCGCAAGTGGTCGCGATCGGACACGATCCGTTGCGCTCTTGAAGCGTGGTTGGGGGACGCAGAGGGACATGTCAAGTGAGCGCAAAGGCGAATGCCAAGGCAACCAAGACAAGTGCAATGCCGAAGGATGTCCTTTGTATGGCACTTTGGGGCGACCCGACCGACAAAACCGGCGTCGCATCCGGGGTTGTGGTGACCCTGCCGCTAGAGGCAAACGGAACCGTAGTAAAGGGGATGCGAAGGCGCGTCGTGCCCGTAAGAAACTGGGGCTGGGCGGTCACCTTACTCGCCACGAGGAGAACTGGGGTGGTGCTTTTCGTACCGAGATCAAGGCAGGCTTACAGGTCGGTCCGATTGCTACCCGCTTCCAGGCTGCAAAAGCCCAATCTGATGCGGCGAAGGCGTTGGGCGACATACGACCTTTCCTGATGGTCGCCATGCCAGACGGCACGACCGATGGGATAGTGTTGATGTCGTTGTCTGAGTTCAGCGAACTTGTAGCCCTGCTCACGAACCCCTGATCGAAAGGATCACTCATGGACTGGATACCCAGGCTCCTTGCCATAACCTCAACCACCCTCGCGTTTATTGCGTTTGGCGGACATAGTGCGGATACCCCCGTGCTACCCATCCCCCAGGCAGTTACGACGCTCATAAGCGTTCCTGACGCGTCTGAGGGCATACAGAACGCCACCCCCACCACGGCTGCCATAGCAGTGATTCCGCCCACGGCTCGGTGTGGCCAGTGGTGGGGGCTGGCTACCCAGGTGGGCTGGACCGAGGCGGACCTGCCCACCCTGGACTACGTGCTGTGGAGAGAAAGCCGGTGCGACCCAACCCAGCACAATACGACCCTGAACAAAGACGGATCGAGCGACATGGGCTTGACCCAGATCAACGACCGTTCGTGGTGTTTGCCGACCCGGTGGTACCCCGACGGTTACTTGCAAACCCTGGGCATTCTCACTACTGTCGGATGCGACCAACTATTCGATCCAGCCATCAACCTGACCGCAGCAAAGGCAATCCATGACTACTCCAAACAAACCAACGGCAACGGCTGGAAACCGTGGTCTATCAAAGGCCCAAATGGAAATCCTTAGCACGTTCGCGATGAACGACACCGACATGTCTTGGCAGGATGAAGCTGCCTGCAAAGGCTTAGGCGTCGACTTTTTCCCAGAAGTGGGATTTAACAAGATGGTCAAGGTTGCCCTCGCCGTGTGCGCTCAGTGCCCGGTGCGCGAGCGCTGTTTGCAGTTTGCGCTGGACAACAAGATCGAGCATGGCATCTGGGGTGGCAAGACTGCCGCCAACCGTTCCACGATCCGGCGTTACAAGTACAAGCACGTGCGCAATGGCAAGGTCTACGTACCGCAACGTAGTACAGTAATACCATGACCGAAAACGACACAATCCTTTATCAGTCCTGGCTGCAGGAACTACAGATGACTGTTGACTCTTTGCGCGAACAACGCGAGGAAGACAAACATCTGATTGCAAAACTGCAGTCGGAACTCCATGCGCACAAGAACATGGTGGAGCGACTGAAGGTGGCGATGTCGCAAGGTGACGATTACAGATAACGAAGTTCACTCGTGCGACCACTGCGGCACGGTCGAGCGAGCATTACACAAATGGCCGCAGCAAATACACGACACTTGCCCCTGCCGGTGTCATCTCTACAGAATGGGGAAGTTAACAGCCAATGATCGCGACTGGAAGCGCCGAAAAGCCAAGAGCAGCTAGGTGCCTCACTTGTTTTGAGGTAATGGTCAACGACCCGCGCCGGATCGTCGGCTGTGGATGTGACCCCGATGCCACCACGTGGGTGTACATCGAACTAGACGGTCGCATACGTGGACTCAGCGGCGCGCGATGGGAAGTCCTGTGAGCCGCGACTTTGTAGACCAAAACGCAGAGGGCGCAATCGTGTTTGCCGGTTGCGATGATGCGATAGTTGGATACGCAGAACGTCCCGGCATGGAGCGCGTCGTCGTCTACGACTGGTGGAAACTGATCGACGTGTTTTCCGCACAGGGGATGACAATCAACGAAGCAATCGAATGGGTGGACTGCAACATTGCTTGCCTGTGGGCCGGCGAAAGAACGCCTGTGCTGCTATTCAAGGAGCAAGAATGAACTTACTGGACATCATTGACGCACAGGAAGCCAAGCGCGAGGCGATAGCACGCGTCGAGGCCAACATGGAGCCAGAGTGGGCTGCCGTCGTGGAGAAGGCAATCATCATGGTTGCTCAAAAACTTGGCGAGTTCACCACTGACGACGTGTGGGAAGAACTAGATGGCGCGGTTGAA